ATGGGTCTGTGGCCCTCAAACTCAGATTACTGGGTAGTTATCCTCAAAGGATGTCAGATACTGCACTCGATTATGGTGCAGAGACTGAAATAAAGTTTACAGTCACATTTAGCTATGACAGGTGGGAAGTTAGAGATTAAAAGTTTGGATTTGAGATTTTGTATTGTATAATTTAGGTGTGGAAACAAAGAAGCACGAGAGTTTTTCAAAAGGAGAAAAAATGGGATTCGATGAGCTTTATGAGAAGACAAAAAAAGTGAATGAGCAGGGAGCGGCTGGACCTGGGTATGGACCATCAATGGGTCATTCAAAACCTATGCGTAAAGGACAAGAAGAGAGAATTAAACAAATAGTTGTTAGTGACTACTCAGAGAAAGTTGCAAGAGTAGCACAAAGGTTGGATATTTCTGAAGATGAAGTGTTAAAGATTTTACTCTCAATATACAAACAAGAAGCTGTTGAAGGTGCAAAATGGCAGGGAATATATGATTGGATTGAAAGGAGTATTTCTCTTGGTAACCTGGTAACTTATGCTCCACCGGATGTTTACAAGAAATATAAGGAAGAGAGAGAGAGAAAAAATAAGAGAAGGTATAAGGAAGATTCGGAAATTGCTCGCTGGAGAGCCAAAAAAGAAGAAGAATACGAGGAAGAAGACAAGAGAAGAGAAGGAGTAAATGAGCAGGAAGAGGAAATATCAGGTTATGAATATCAGTGGCAGATAGATGGAGAATATGGAACTGGGACCAAAGGATTTCTAAGTATAGGAGTCCCTACCGAAGGAGGTGGTCCAGGAATAGGAGCAGATGCTGAGTTTGACGGAACAGTGGATGAGCTGTTCAATAATTATATCCTTACTGATAAAGGGAAGGAACTTGCTGGAGGTGAGAAGGTAGGAGAGATTGAAGTGAATCTCGAAGGTGTATCTGATGAAGATGCAAAACGCTTTAAGGAGCTACTTGACAAGAATAGAATAGCAGAAGTTTGATTGGGAAAGAAGAAACTACTGAAAAACTAAAAAAGTAATAGATAACGGATTTTCGTTGGAGCAAGGATGTTATCGTTTCGTGAAAACCTGCTTGGATTTCCTACAATAACACACGTTCAAAGAACGTATAACTGGGATTTTCTACTTCCAGACCTCTATGGAGTACTTGTCTCAGGGTTAGTTATCTCAAAGTACTGCCAATCGGTTAGATTTAGGCAGTATGATATTAGTGAGATTTCTGAGTTAAAGGCAAGTATCTTCAAGAAATTCTTTCCTAACACACTTTCTATTGATCAAGTTTCTGCATCATTCATCTCTCCAGTTCCGGATTTGGTATCACTTTACTTTTCAAAATGGAAGTCACTAATTGTTGATGATCTTGGCAGGTACAGTTTACCAAGCGAATATAAGAGGACTGGTCACGTGGTGTTCTACGATAGATCAGGCATTCCTTCCAACATTATTAGACTTGTTGGAATGTTTCCGGTAAAGTTTCCAGCTTATGATCTTTCGTATAGTCGGGAAGATGCTGTTAAGTTTGATGTTAATTTCAGAGTGGAAAAAATTGAGATGGGATTCAAAGCCCTATCCGGTTTTGCCGGTGAAGTTGTTGGGGCGGCAGGAGGTGCAATAAAAGCTGTTACAGGTGCACTTGGTGTGTAAGTTAAAAATGGAAAAGAAAGTATTTGTAAGGAGAAAGTGATGGAAGAATTCGTACCAATCCAACTACCCTCGAAGTGTCTAACGTATCCCGATGTAAATCCGGAAGCAATTCGGATACGACCTTTTAGGGGAAAAGAAGAAGAGCTAATCGCCGAGCTTGGAATTGGAAATCCAAAGAAGAAGGTGCTTGAGGTGATTAGCTCTGTTATTCAGGGCGTTGATCCCAACATCCTTACGTCTGGGGATGTTAGCTATATCCTGCTTTGGGAAGGAATCAACTCATATACGAAATTGTATCCACTAAGGTTGGTTTGTGAGTCGTGTTCGCAGAGTATAGATGTTCAGATCGACCTCTCAAATCTTGAGGTAAAAGAACTCCCAGACGATTTCAAGCAGCCAATGGAGATTTCGTTATCAAATACGAAAGTAAATCTTCGCTTGCTAACTCTTAAAGATGATATCGCAGCTTATAACTATCTAAATGAGTTCCAATCGGTTTATCTCTATACTTTTGCCTTGAGTATTGTAGATAAAAATATGAAGACACTTGACCGAGTTAGAATACTCGAAGAGATGAGTACCCAGGATCTTGCTAAGATACGGGGTTTTCACGAGAAGTATGAACACGGTCCTAACTTTAGTACCGAGTACAAGTGTCCAAAGTGTGGAGAGAAAGGAAGGGTACTTATACCCTTTCGACTCGATAGCCTTATTCCAGTTGTCTCACAACCTTGAGTACATCTGGAATAGGAAATTTGATTTGATATACTTTACCGGGATGTCTCGAGAAGATTGCAATGAAGCAAGTGCTAAAGAGCTTGAGTGGCTTCACGGAAGATTGGTGAAGCAGAAGCAGGATGAAAAGAATGCTTATGAGAAGGTGGCGAAGAAGGAACCGTTAGTATGGCACAAGAGATTTTAGGTAAGAAGGATGCTCAGAAGGCCCTGGTTTTACAAGACAGACTTTCTAGCGATTACAAGCCCTTCTTCAAAAACTTGAAGGATTTCTATCATCAGGTATCACCGGGCTCGGTGGATGAAGAGCTTGCAACTACGGCTATTGGGAGGATAGAAAGGGCTGTTGTCTTAATTGCTCGGGTATTTAGGGGGGTAGGGATTACTGCGGCGACGATGACAGAGTTGAAAAAGCTAAATGAAACTTTAGCTGAGATTGAGGATATAAAGTCTACCGTGTTGGAAAGGGCTACACAGCAGGAAATCTTGAGATCAGCCCTCGAAAGAACAACTGAACTCAGTGGTATCTCTCCCGAAGAAATGAATCTTTCGGTTAGATTGAGTAAGACTGCCAGAAAGGAGTTTAGGAGAGAGCCCCGTAAAGAAATAGGAGGAATGTTTGGAGCACTCCGTTATCTTGGAATTACTCCAGGACGTGTCTTTACGGGTGGTGCTCTCGCTCAAATCTTAGCTCCTTTGCTTGGTCCATTTTTTGGTTTGGCAGGAGCCGGGGCTGCTGGTGCTTACGCCATCCATCGGTTTTTCCCTGGGATATCTCGGGGAATAGGGGGTGGTCTTAGTCGTTTGGCTGGAGGTCTTATGGGAGGGGTTCGCAGATTGTTTCGAGGTGGGGGTGGAGGAATGGGAGGAGCTCGTGGATTGTTTCAAGGAGCAGAGAGGGCAGGCACAACTTTACCATCTACTGCTGTTCCAACAGCTGCCGAGATGCCATCTATGCCTTCAATTGAAGCGGGTGGTGCTCAGTTGCCTGGTATTGGAGCACCAACAGTAGGAATTCGCCAAGGTGCTCTTCCAATCTGGTACTTCTTCAATAGTTTGGCTTATAAAGCAAGATGGACGAGAGACCTTATGAGAGCAGTTGGAGGGAAACCAATTACTGGAGCAGGAAGTGGTGTGCTAGGTGTGCTAGGTCTTCTTAAGGGTATTCCTTGGATCGCTATGGGAAAGTTTGCGGGTTTGGCAATGGTAACTGGATTTACTGTGTACCAATTGGAGCGGTTCTATGATACTCTTCAAGAGTGGTTAGATGTGTTTGGATGGTTCGGAAGGGAGAAGACAAAGGTTAGAACACCGGAAGAGGAAGCAAAGTTACAGGCTAAGATTGGTGGTAGAAGAGTACAAGCTGATGTTAGAGCGATTAGAGCATTAAACCTTCCTGAAGAAGAAAAGAAAGCAAGAATATATGAACGTTATTTGGGAGTAGCTCACAAGGTTAATCTCGAAGCTGGAGGAGGATTGGCACCAGGGGCAACTATTCCAGTTCCACCCCCTGCTGTTGGAGTATCTCCAACCGTTCCGACTGGTGTTATTGCTCCTGCAATTGTTATTCCTCCCGGATTAGGTGGAGCAGCTGAGGTTCCCGGCTTAAAAGGAATAGTTGATGGTCTTGGTAAAGTTGAACAGGCAGTGAAGGAAACTGGACGACCCGGTACAGTGGAAGCTCCAATTTCAGGTCCTTATGATTCTTTGGCTGGAGATCCATTGCTAAAGGGAGTAAATATGTCCGGTGCAGATTCATTGCAAGATGCGTTGAATAGGTAGGTTAAAAGATGGCAAACGGTGTTTTGAATACAGGCAAGCCTGCTGCAAATCAATCGGGCGCCAATCAGGTTTTGGGATATCAGGGCCGAGATGTTGGGTCTGAGTATCTTATCTGGATTCACGACAAGCGACCGTGGCTCAGTGGTGAGAAAACACGACTAGGCATAAAAACAAGGAGACAACATTCAACTCCTATTATCATACGGGCTTTACTTCAGGACAAGATTGATCTAACTACTGAGGCAAGATGGAGTCCACTTTTGGCTTCTTCGGTAGTTACTGCCGTTGCGGAAGAAGTTGCTACCGTTGCTGCAGGCAGAACTTTAGTTAGTAGATGGATGACAAGACAGATGTGGAGGGGTACAAGTCCACTGGAGTTTACACTCAACTTGAGATTTGAAGCCGAGTCTAATGCCGAGACCGAAGTTCTTTGTCCTTGTCGAGAGCTTCAGAGAATGAGCCTTCCATACATCGGTGATCAAAAATTTGGTGAGCAATTCTTATCACCACCAGGTCCACTACCTGCTAGTTGGGCAGGGACAAGATTTTTGTCGGGAACAACAAAGGGAGAAGATATTACTATTAGAGTAGGTAAACTCCTGAATATCAAGAGGTGTATTATTAAGAGAGTTACAGTTTCAATCCTTCCAAAGTTTGTAGTTGGTGGTGCCCCTCTTAGTGCAAATGTAACCGTGAATTTTCAAACGTATGAGATTATAACAAAAGAGTCGCTCGACAGTAATGTTTACTATGCTAATCGTCCTAAGATAGATATACCTTCCCCCGCTCCCCGGGGAATTATTGGTGATACAAAAGATGCATACGAAAAGGCCAAAGGGTTGTTGAAAAAGTTGGTAACATAATGAATAGAACAAAGTTCTACAATAAAGTTGTGGTAAATGGAATTTTAGAGCTTGACTTTCTCTACAATACCTTGAGTAACTTTGTAATGACGCACACACCAACATACTATCGAACTGACGAGCACGACGTCGCTCGTCCGGACCTTATTAGTTTTGAGAACTATGGTACTGTGGGTTATTGGTGGATAATCTGTCTTGTTAACAAGATTCAGAATCCTTTCACTGGGATTCCAGTCGGAACGATATTAACAATTCCTCATTTATCGGATATATACGTATTCTATAAGAAGTATAAGGTGAGATAAAATGGTCTCTGCAAGTGGTATAAAGTCAGGTGAGGGTGCATTAGTTGCACAGTACGGCCCGGTTTTTCTAAGACTTGAATTTGGTAGAGATAAAGTCTCGAAGAAAGCCGATTCGATAAGGATTGAGCCACAGCAGATTAAGGAGTTTTCGATAACACTTGACATCAATTCGTTTCTTCCTTCGTTCAGGTTGAAGATAAGCGATTCTTCTGGATTTCTTACGCATATGATACCTTTCGATAGGAATTTGTCGAGATTACACGTCCAGCTTGCAAAATCTACAGCGACAGAACTTGACGATACCGTTGATTTTGATTTTGATGTGTACAGGAGATTTCCAAGGTCTGACTTTATCTACGATATTGAAGGTCTCCTAATAGTTGATAGTCTTTTCTCTCCCGAAAAGATAAGGGGATTTGATGGAACAATACAATCAACACTGGAGACAATAGGAACAGAGTTGGGTGCAGGTTCTTCTGAGATAAGTGTTTCACTAAACTATGTAAAGAACCTTGTCAAACCAGGTTGGTCAGATGCAAAGTTTCTAAACTATCTGAAGCACAACCTTTCGGGCAATAGCAAAGAGGTGTGTTTCTATACATTTGTTAAGTGTGTTGCAACGGATACAGTGTTTGTTTTCAAGTCTGTCAAAGATTTTGTTAGTCAAATTCCAAAGTACAACTTTACGTTGTGCATAGCACCATTTGAAGACAAAGATTCCGGAGCAGTGTATTATCCAATACTCGAATATCGTGTCGTTGATAACTACAAACTTATTGGAATTACCGGGGCCAGACGGCAAGAGTATATGTATTTTGATTATACTGCTGGTACTCCAAAGATTACTTCTGTTGATATTGATGGAAATTCTGATCCGCTCCTTGATTATAGTTCGTTCACTCAATTCCACCAGATTGACAAGATGGATGATGCTCAAGACAACATATCAATGTTTGATACAGGTCGGACAAACGATTTCCACTCAGATTTCAAAGGGCGAGCCCTCGGTGCTTTCCATCGAAATGTAACTGAGCTTTCCAAGATATGGATTGATACGATTGGGATAGAAGATGTTTATCCTGGCGATATTGTGATGATCCAATTTCTGGAGCATGAGATGCCGAGTGAGAAGTTTGGGTATCAATATCAAGGATACTGGATGATTGAGAGGGTGGTTCATCTTATTGGAAATGGTTTCATAACCAAACTACTGCTGACGAGAAATGGTACTGATGCAGCGGTGAGTGATCATAACTTATTGCAAGCTGCCAACTGGAAGAAGAAGTGAATGGAGAAGAACTAATGGGTATTTTTAGATGGATTCGGTCTTGGCTGACTATGAAAAGAACTTATCGTTTGTTTGTTGATAGAGTGTCGGGCGATGGCGTTTATGGATACGTCGATTGTTACGGCAAAAAATGGATGGCCGGTTTTGTGCGTTGGGGTTTTAGAGCAGCAAAGAAATGAGTAATGAGCATAAATATCTTGGTTTCTATCGAGGAAAGGTTCTTGCAACTGATGTGGACGAGTTGTTGCACCTCGGCCGCACTA